CTTCTTCCTCGCTGAGTGCCCCGAGAGCAACCACGTAGGACCGCCAGACCTCTTGCGAGGCATTGCCTCTCGGCCGCTCGGGCTCGTCCGTGCCGTCGATGTCCACCGGGGGCAACTCCACGGCAGCAGCGGGCACGGCGTCCTTCTCCGCCGCGTCAGGCTCGGCGTCTGGCAGGACATCCCCGCCGGGCCACGGATCACCTGACTCCGTGACCCGGCGCAGATCCCCCTCATCCCACCGCTTCCGCATCACCGGCTGCAAAGGGAGCGTGCAGCCGACGACGTGACCGCGGATCTCGCCCCTCGGCGCGATCTCCTGCAGGTAGATCATCTGTGGCATGGACGTGATCCTAGTCTCAGCCGAGGCCGGACTTCTGCTTGATCAGCGCGTACACCGTCAGCGACGTGGACGCCGACCAGTCCAGCGACACCGACCCGTCTGCCTGGGTGATCCGGTCAGTGTTCCCGATCGGCACGACCACGGTGGCGTTGGCGGTGCAGGTGATCACGTTGTCACCCGAGGACGCCTGCTCGAACGGCACCGAGGCGGCGGCGGCGCCGGACGCGGTGTTCCCCGACCCGCCCGCGCGGATGGTCATGGTCCGGGCCGTGCCGCCGCCGTTGGTGACGATCAGGATCAGCCCGAACGGCCCCAGCGCGATCGTGTTGCCGTTCACCGCGTCGGGGGTTGCTCCCGCTCCCTGGCTGACAGCGGCGTCGTCGGAGAGGGAAACAGGGGTCAGTGCAGTGCGTGCCGCCATGGCGGGTCTCCTTCTTGTTGGACAGGAGACCCGCTTGGGGCTCCTAGTGAATCGGGAAAGTCAGTTGACCTAGCGGCTCTGGCTCGGACGTGACGTGCGTCCAGGTCTCGCCCGTCTTGATGCGGTAGATCGTGCTGGGCGTCACGCCGAACTGAACGGCGAGGATCTCGCAGTCCTTGTAGCTGGTGCTGCCTACTAGCAACCGCTTGATCTCGCGAACCTGATCCTCAGTGAGCTTGACCTTGGGGTTGCCGGTTCCCCGTGCGCGCCGGGATATCTGCTCGACCCTTTGCGGGCTGAGGATCTTGCCCTTGTTGGACTGGCCGAGCCTGCGGCCGTGCTCCCGCAGTTCTTCTGGGACAACACCTTTCCAGCGGTTGCCGTACTGGTTGATCGCCTTCATCGCCGTTACCTGCTCGGCGGTGACGAGGTGCTTCCAGGTGCGGCCACTGCGGATCTGGTAGACCGATTCCTGCACGACGCCGAGGGACGCGCCGATCTCCCTGGGGTGCTCGCCGCCGAGCAGCCGGCGCACGATGTCAAGGACGGTCGCCTCGGTCATCTTGCCGCCGGGGTTTTGCTCGCCCTGCACACGCTCGCGCATCGCCTGCAAGCGCTCGGGCGTCATGCTCGCCCGGATGGCGACGCTCATCTTCGCGCGGGCTTCGTCGGTGTGGACGAGGCCCCGGTACGGGCTGGCGATGTCCTGCGCGATGTTGAAGGTGGGGCCTGCTGCCTTCGCGGCGTCCAGGCATCGCTGCTCGGCGGCGATCAGCAGGTCAAGGTCCGTGATGACCTCGGTCATCGTGAACGTGAACGCTGTCTCGCCGTGCTCGTTCCACGCGGCTTGCAGCAGGTAGTTGTGGTGCCGGTTGCCGCGCAGGAGCGTCCTGTGCTTCTGCCAGCGACGCCGGATTACGTCGGACGAGCCGACGTAGGCACAGCCGGTAGGCAGGCAGGTGATGTGGTAGATGCCCATCGTCCCGGCTGGCGGAAGCCACGCATCAGAGGACGGGGAAGTACGCTTGTCCATGTCGTTCCTGCGCAATCAGGTTCGGCGTTGGTGTCGCGGCGAGTGTGCAATCACTCGTCGCGACTTTTACGTTGCCCAGCGTAGCAGCGGGGACCGACAGAATCGCGGTCCCCGCTGCGTTTGCCCGGGTGTCCGTTTAGATACCCGTTGGGCGTTCCACGTAGGCTAGGGCCAGAGTGTCCGGTCTGGTCACTAGTGCCCCATATACGTGCAAACCTCTCACTGCATCACTAAAGGAAGTCTGACACTTTTGTTACTCGGCCCGGAGGCTGGGGGCGATCATTTCTGCCGCCCTCTCACGCTCTCACGTGAGGCCCGACTATATCTTCACCCGCGTGGGGTGCCACGTACCTAGTCTGTGAACCATCCCGTCGCCTTCCGGCAGGCGGGCTCGGCTGCTGATTACCCCTCTGCTGACTAGTTTTCAGGCCGTCACGCTCGGGCTTTCGCCCCACGTTGTGGCCTAGTCAGGTGACTCGGGCTTTCCAGCAATTCTCGCGGTTTTCATCCGCCCCTTGCGGGACGGCGGCCCTCAGCTATAGCAAAGGCGAAGTGCTTCCGTCTCCGTGATCTGCTCCCCATATGTGATTCCCATGGGGTGACCTGCCTGGATGGCCCAGACTCCGGTACCGGCACCGCCGGCGACGGGCTGAGGCGTCGAGTTCGTCTTGAGGATGTTGAACCCGGAAGCGGTGCCCATGAACCCGCGCTGGAAGGTCTGCGAGGCATCACCCTGCATGTCGGTGACGCTGACGAACGCCTGCGTCTGGCTGATCAGCGAGACGAACCACGGCGGGCAGGTGACGTACCTGTCCTCGTCCGGGACGTTGTTCTGATCGAGGATCACCTTGAGCGGCTCCAGCACCTTGATGTAGGCGTCGGCCGGGTCGCTGGTCGCGCCGCCGTAGGGCAGCGGGGTCAGCGGTGCCCCGGTGGTTCCCAGGGTGTTGGCGGACCCGATCGCGGTGTAGAGCCCCGCGATGTAGGTGTCGGCGGTCAAGGCCAGCTGGTACGCAGCACGGCCTTCGAGGTACGCCTGCATGTCGCCCGCGGCCTGCCTGCGGTCCACGTCATCGATGGCGAACGAGAACGAGTACGCCTGGTTGATCTGAAGCTGCATGCCGGCGTCCACGAGCGCCTGGTAGGCGAGGGTAGAGCCGATCGTGTAGGCGGAGATGGTGGGGTCACCGAACTGCGTGATATGCACGTTGTTGCCCGGCCCGCTGATCTCCCCGTCGTAGTCGTTGTTCACGACCATCGGGCTGCCGTACACCAGTTTGCGCTGGAGTGCGGCCAGGATGACCTTGGACCAAATTGAAGGTTTGAAGTTCAAAACGCTCATGGCTTTAAGTTCACTTTCTGCTAGGCTTGATGTCATGGATGAGACATGGCCCACATCGCCAGATGACCTGGTCAGGGCATACGAGACCGCCGTGGAACAGCACGGGGAAAGTCACGCCGTAACCGAGATGGCCCGCATGTACGGGGTGCCGCTCCGCACGGCCTATGGGCGCCTCGCCGTAGCAGGCGTCCGGGATATGCGGGACGTTCCGAGCAAGCCGCCACCCGATGAATTACGGGCGGTGTATGAGGCTGCAATAGCCGCGCACGGCGAGCGGGGAGCCATCCGCAAGATGGCCCTCGCGACCGGCGTGGACTACGTGACAATCCGGAAATGGCTCATCGCGGATGGCCTGCGCGCCGTCAAGCCGCGCGCAGGGGCCCCGAGGCCCATCACGGACCCATGTCCGTGCGGGGCCGTGGCCACCACCCGCTACCGGAACGAGGACCCGCCGCTGTGCTTCCGCTGCTACATGCGGCGGTATGCGTCAGATCCCGATTCGTCATTCCGGCGTGCCGGTCGGCTGGCCGTGGCCGGGGCCAAGAAGGATCAGCCGTGCGCGGACTGCGGCGGCGTGTTTCATTCCTGCGTGATGGACTTCGATCACGTCCCCGAGCGGGGCGCGAAGGTGTTCCATCTCGGTCGGGCCGACCGGAGCCTCAAGTCCATCGAGGAAGAACTGGCGAAATGCGACATCGTCTGCGCGAACTGCCACAGGATGCGCACGTGGAACCGTAGTCACGGCCAGGTCAGCGAACCTGCTTCATGAGTCGTCCGCCGATGGCCGCTTACGCTCTTTGCGTTCGCCCTGCTCCCTTCTGGTCAGAGCGAGACGGAGAGCGTTTGCGGCTGTCGGCGTCTCTGGT